TGCACGTATGGCTTACGACCGTCTGTCAACTGGACGTAATCAGTTTCTGAATACGGCTGTTGAATGTGCGGAGCTGACGTTGCCATACCTGCTGACCGAAGACACAAACACACCTAACTCCAAACGGAAGCTGCCTATGCCGTGGTCTTCCGTTGGAGCTAAGGCGGTTGTGACGCTGGCATCTAAGCTGATGCTGGCATTGCTGCCGCCTCAAACAACGTTCTTCAAACTGCAAGTCCGCGAAGATAAGCTAGGTGAACTTGACTCGCCCGAACTCCGTAGTGAGTTGGACCTTTCTTTCTCAAAGATTGAAAGGACTATCATGGACTTCATCGCTGCGTCTAACGACCGAGTGGTGGTCCATCAGGCTATCAAGCACCTCATTGTCAGTGGCAACGCCCTTATCTTTATGGGTAAGGATGGTCTAAAAAACTTCCCACTTAACCGTTTCGTTATCAACCGAGATGGTAATGGTAATGTCCTTGAGATCGTAACAAAAGAACTCATCAGCAAAGATCTGATGGAACCGATCATCAGTCAAGATGATCCTATGCGAGTAGTTACTGACCGTATGTCGGTCGATGACGAATGCGAAGTGTACACTCATTGCCGTCTAGAGAATGGACGCTGGGTGTGGCACCAGGAAGTGAACGACAAGATCATTCCTGGCAGCCGTAGCACTGCTCCTAAGAATGCTAGTCCTTGGCTCCCTCTGCGGTTTAACACCGTGGACGGCGAAGACTACGGACGTGGTAGAGTAGAAGAGTTCCTTGGAGACTTCCGTTCTCTGGACTCTTTGAGCCAAGCACTGATCGAAGGCAGCAGCGCAGCGGCAAAGGTTGTGTTCATGGTATCTCCATCTAGTACAACCAAGCCCAATACCCTTGCCAAAGCAGGCAATGGTGCTATCATTCAAGGTAGACCTGAAGATGTCAGTGTTGTGCAGGTTGGTAAAACTGCTGACTTTGGCACCGCTGCTAACATGACTCAGGCTATCGAACGTCGCATTGGCGAAGCGTTCCTACAACTGAACATCCGACAGTCAGAACGCACCACTGCCGAAGAGGTACGGCTCACACAGCTAGAGCTTGAGCAGCAGCTAGGCGGTCTATTCAGCCTGCTGACTGTAGAGTTCCTGGTCCCGTATCTTAGTAGGACCATGCTTGTCCTTCAACGTAACGGACAGCTACCTAAGATCCCCAAAGAGTTTGTACGTCCTTCTATTGTTGCCGGTGTCAACGCCCTTGGTCGCGGCCAAGATCGTGAAAGCTTGGCACAGTTCATGGGAACCGTAGCTCAGACTCTTGGTCCAGAGGCATTGTTGTCTTACATCAATCCATCAGAAGTCATCAAACGTCTTGCTGCTGCACAAGGTATCGACACACTGAACCTTATCAAAACTGATGAGCAGTTACAGCAAGAAATGCAACAAGCAAAGCAAGATCAAGTAAATCAATCTTTGGTTGATCAAGCTGGTCAACTTGCAAACTCCTCTGTGGCTGTACAAGCCATGCAATCCAATCCACCTATGACTAATGGCTGAAACATTTACGTATGAAAACACCCCCAACACTGAGGTCCTGACCGAAGAGGAACAGGACTCTCTCGCTGTTGGCGAAAAGATGATGGCCGACCAGGAAGGACTTCTGGCCGGTAAATATAAAAATGCTCAAGAACTTGAGAAGGCATACATGGAACTACAATCTAAGCTGGGATCCGGCGAAGAGGTAGAGCCTGCTGAAGAACAAGAACAAGAGCAGGAGCCTGAGGTATCACCTGCACAGGCTCTCATCACAGAGGCTTCCACACAGTACGCAGAAACCGGCGAGGTGTCTGAAGAAATGATGGCTCAGTTCTCTGAGATGGACAGTCAAGACCTGGTGCAAGCTTACATGGCTATGCAAGCCAACGCACCTCAGGCACAAGAGACTGTAGAGTTGTCTGACAAACAAGTCAACAACATCAAGAACTCTGTTGGAGGCGAAGAAGCCTACGGCGAAGTCATGTCTTGGGCAGGTCAGAACCTGAGTCAAGATCAGATTGATGCTTTCGATAACATCATTGCCACTGGTAATGAGCACACAATTCAAATGATGGTCAACGGTCTGAAGGCTCAGTACGAGTCAACCAACGGTTACGAAGGTCGTATGCTGTCTGGCAAGGCGTCTGACAAAGGATCCTCTGATGTGTTCCGCAGTCAGGCTGAGCTTGTTAATGCTATGAGCGATCCTCGCTACGACAATGACCCTGCATATCGTATGGATGTGCTGGAAAAACTTGACCGCTCTGACGTTAATTTCTAATGACCACTGTTACTGAAGACGGAGGTCGTATGAACCTCTACGCAATCGAACCACCTATGACAATTATGGACGTAACTGAAACCCACAACGAAAAGGCTGAAAAGCTGAACGGTCGCCTGGCTATGCTGGGCGTCATTGCTGCGCTCGGAGCGTATGCACTCACTGGTCAAATCATCCCCGGTATCTGGTAATGCCCTACGGTAAAGGAACATACGGTTCAAAGGTTGGTCGTCCTAAGAAGAACGGCACGACTGCTAAGCTCAAAGCAAAGAACCCTAAGATGCCTGCAAAGGTAGCTAAGGCTATTGCTAAAAACATGAAGAAGAAGTGACATGGCACGTACGAAGGTCCGCAAAAAAAATGTCAGTCTAAAGATTGGCAAACATAAATCTCGCTCCGGTGGCTTGACAAAGGCTGGCCGTGAGAAGTACAATAGAGAGACGGGATCAAAGCTCAAGGCTCCTCAGCCTGGCGGTGGTCCACGCAAGCGGTCCTTCTGCGCTCGCATGTCTGGTGTCAAAGGACCAATGAAAGACAGCAAGGGTCGTCCTACACGGAAGGCTCTTGCACTACGCAAATGGAAATGCTAATCATGGCTGCAAAGAAAGGTCTTTACGCAAACATCCACGCCAAGCGCAAGCGCATTGCTGCTGGCAGTGGTGAAAAAATGAGAAAGCCTGGTAGTAAAGGAGCACCTACCAAAGCTAATTTTACCCGCTCCGCTAAAACTGCTAAAAAGAAAAAGTAACTAACCTAATGAAATCTATTATCGCTTCCGGTCTCCTCTTCGGTATGGCACACGGTGCCGCTATTGCCGGTCCTTACGTGAACGTTGAGAACAACGCTGGCTTTACCGGCTCCGACTTCACCGGCCAAGTCACCGACTTCCATGTCGGTTACGAATCTGAAGGTCCTTTCGGTTCTTGGGGAGTCCAAGGCGGTCCTTCCGTTGTCGTCCCTGATGGTGGCGAACAGGATACCGTACTGACTGCTAAACTCTTCGGCTCTGTTGCTGCTTCCGAAAAGCTCTCCGTCTATGGTGAGCTGTCGGCTGCGTTCGATGACACCAACACCTATGGTACCAAGGCTGGTCTGAAGTATAGCTTCTGATCCATACAGCCCGCCACTGGACGTGAGCCTTGGGCGGGCTTCATTAAAGTGCTCAAATACATACCCTCGTAAACAACAACCCTGCACTTTTAATGACCGCTGTACTTCAACAACAACAGAGGTCTACCTGGGATGACTTTTGTTCCTGGGTAACCTCTACCAACAATCGACTGTACGTCGGCTGGTTCGGTATCCTTATGATCCCGACCCTGCTGGCTGCTACTATTTGTTTTGTAACTGCATTTATTGCCGCACCCCCTGTAGACATCGATGGAATCCGAGAACCAGTCGCAGGCTCCCTCCTCTATGGAAACAACATCATATCGGGAGCCGTCGTTCCGAGCAGCAATGCCATCGGACTACACTTCTACCCAATTTGGGAAGCTGCTACACTTGATGAATGGCTCTACAACGGGGGACCGTTCCAGCTCGTCGTGTTCCACTTCCTCATTGGCATCTATTCTTACATGGGACGAGAGTGGGAACTTAGCTATCGACTAGGTATGCGTCCCTGGATCTTCGTCGCTTACTCTGCACCTGTTGCAGCAGCGAGTGCCGTCTTTCTGGTGTACCCCTTCGGACAAGGATCCTTCTCTGATGCAATGCCACTCGGCATTTCAGGTACCTTTAATTATATGTTTGTCTTTCAGGCAGAGCATAATATCCTTATGCATCCATTCCATATGCTGGGAGTTGCTGGAGTCTTCGGTGGCTCTCTATTCTCTGCTATGCATGGTAGCCTGGTTACCTCCTCACTTATCCGTGAGACAACTGAAGAAGTAAGTCAAAACTATGGTTACAAATTCGGACAAGAAGAAGAGACTTATAACATTGTTGCCGCTCATGGCTATTTTGGTCGTCTTATCTTCCAGTACGCCAGCTTCAACAATAGTCGTAGTCTGCATTTCTTCCTGGCTGCTTGGCCTGTGGTTGGTATCTGGTTCACTGCACTAGGTGTCAGCACCATGGCTTTCAACCTGAATGGATTTAACTTCAACCAATCCATCCAAGACCGTGAAGGTCACGTCATCAATACGTGGGCGGACATCCTGAACCGAGCTGGTCTCGGTATGGAAGTCATGCACGAACGCAACGCCCACAACTTCCCGCTTGACTTGGCTGCTGCTGAGACCACTCCTGTGGCCTTGACTGCACCAGCAATCGGCTAATCATTTTCGTACGTTCATCTATGTTTGACATTCGAGTATGTGATAGTGGTGCACGCATTATCCGTGATGCACTGAGACTGTACAAAGAAAGGTGGCCTGGTGGTCACCCTCAAGAACAAGAAGATAT